GCGTTTTCGTTTGCGGGGGCCAAAGCATTAACCGCGCCGGGGACAACCCCGCTCCACTTAGTTGGGTCGGAAATCAATTGCAACACTTTGCTGCGCTCTTTGGCGGGTAGTGTGTTAAGTAGATCGGCTGCGCCCTGCGGCGTTTTGAATGCTTCGGTCAACGCCCGCATGGTTTTGTTGCCGATCTTGTTTTCTAAAATTTGGATTGCTTTATTAGTTGTTGCGGCCACTGCCGTGATATACGAAGGCAGGCGCACTTTAGATAGATGTTGAGTTAACAATTCTTTGAGTGCGTCTTGACCTTCAGCCACTTGTGTCTTGATGTTGGCCTCACGCACAACTTTGGACGCTTGGTCGCGTAACACGTTAAGCGTGTTCTCGCTCACGTCTTTGGCGATGTTGTAGCTACCAGGGCCAAGAATTTTCTCAACGGTATCAGGTGAATTGCCTTCAACCAAGCGAACAAATTCGTCTTTATTGGTCTTAAACAAATCCAATGCTTTGCCGGACAATTTCTTTTCCGCAATTTGTTGCGCTCCTTTGGCATACGCGGCCAAGTAATCTTTATAGCCCACGCCGCCCGCGTTGACAATTGCGTCGTCAATAACGGGCTTGAGTTTGGTCATTACCGACGCGGCCAAGTTACGCTGGGTAGTTGCGTCCGCGCCAGGGTTTAATTGACGAATGGCAGCGTTAACCGAATTTTTACGGATGGCATCCAAAGCCACGGCGTCAATCAAACCGCCGCTGGTAGTCCATTTTCCAATGTCATCGGCGACATTTTTTACCGCCGTAGACATGATGTCGTTACCGGCAAACTCCGGCGCTGTTGCCAAGCCTTGTATTTTGCTTACGAGCGCTGGCGCATTCAATGGTTTGATGCCTACGGAGCGCAGGCTGTCCGCAGCGCCTTGGGCAAATCTAGCACCTTGGCCCAAGTCCAAAGACGCGTTGGCGGCTTGCGACGCCCAGTTGTCAGCCATTTTGGCTAGATCGCCCTTGTAAGTATATTTAGCAAAACCTTCTGGCAAACCTTTTTTAAGCACTTCCAATTTTGCGGCTGCTTCGGCCACGTTTCCAGCATTGACCAACCGGCGTACGTCAGCCACTGCGGACGCCGCTTGGTCGCTCAAACTGCCTGCACGGGCTTCTAAGTCAGCCACGTCTTGGCCGAGGTTGGCGCGGGCCAGCGCGGTATCACGCATCGGTGTGGTGACCGCGCTCAACCTATTTTTGGCCTCAAGCGATGCAACTTTTACATCTGTTGCACTAACGCCGCCCGCCAATTTAGCCAATTCATTTACGGCGTCTTGCTCATTCATGTTTTTTAGCGTCAGCGTAAACTTAGGATCAGCAGCTAACCGGCGCTCAATCAAGGCTTGCCAAGTTGGATTGGTAATGCCTGCGGTTGCTTGTGCGGCGGTCACGTTAGCCGGGGCGTTACGCAAAGCATTTAACGCGCTGGGTAAATCACTGGCAAGCGCATTGCGGGCAATTTCAGCGGCTTTTTGTTGGGGCATCTGGCGCAAGTCCATGACAGCGCCTGCGGCCTTACCAAGTAAAGGCGCAACTACACGACCACCAGCCTCAAAAGTTGCACCTTCTAACACGTTTTTAAGTGGTTGGGTAATGATTTCAGAGCCTTGTGGCGCGGGTTGCATACCCATAGCCACATCAGCAACGGTCATTCCTTGTTTGGCGATACCGTACCCAAGGCCAGCCCCACCTACTGTACCCAATGGCCCCATAGACGTGCCCAAAACCGCGCCGCCTGCCGCACCTAATGCTTCTAGCGTAGGGGCCACATAAGGACGCGCTGCTTGGTACATTTTTTGGCCGGTAGACAACTCTTGGCGCGGAGCCGTAGGCATACCTTCAACAGGCGCGGGCGCGATTTGCATTTGTCGAATAGCGTCCGCAAATGCTTTAGCATCTTCGGCATTGCCCGCAGCGTCTGCCTTGACCAACGCCGCACTAAGTTGTTCAAGCGTTGCCATAGTTATTTATACTTTTCAAGTAAGGCATCAACATTAGGCGCAACGGCGCTGGGCTTGGGCGCTGCGCTGCCGCCCGTCTTATATTCGTAAGTCATGTCGTACGCATCGCGCACGCGTTGTTTGGATGTGCGGGCTGCGACAGCCGCATCTTTTAACGATCTGCTCAAATCGGTGGTGTCTTGCGTGCGGTTAATCGGCGCAAACGCATCGCGCAAATACTGACCTTCTTGGTTTGATACGTTGCCTAACGCGCCGCCAGTAGGCGATGACGCGCGCATATTTTGCAACTCTTGAAAGCCACCGCGAGCGACAATACTGTCGTACAACGCTTGCGCTGCCCGCGCGTCTTTGGTAATTGCCGGTGTGCGACCGTAGACCAAACCTGAAATTCCAGACAAGCCAGGGTGAGTTGCCAACCTTTCTAAATCAGTAGCTAACTTTTCCGCGCTTGATTCAAACGTCTTAACCGCAGATGTAGCGGCAGGGAATTTAGATTCACGCGCTTGAATTTCTTTTGGAGGTAAACCTTCCATTGCACTTGCGGGCGTCATTTTTCCTGACAGCGCTTGTTCTCTAGTAACGTACACAGGCTTGCCGGTCACAGGATCAACAACCGCAACTGGCGGCTGTTCTGGCCGAGGCGCGCCGGGTGGGCGACTTGCCAATGCAATTCGTGTTTTTTGCGCTTCTTCTTCTGGCGTAAGCAAGCGGTCTGTACGTTGCGCGTCGCGGAATGCCTTATACCCTTCTGTGGTAAGCGGGTAGCCTAAAGCCTGCATGGTTGTTGCGTCAGCCGAGACAGGTGCTTTTTCCGGCGCAGCCGGTGCTTGAGAGAATGCACCACCTTGATAAACACTTGCGCTAGGCGCAACTACAACAGGTTTCATGCTATCAAGCAGTTGGCTAACGCTTTGCATTGAGCCCATACGCAACTGGTCAAACTTACCCGTCCGCACTGCCTCTTGTATTTGCGCCAGTCCTTTTTCTGGCGTTGCACCTACGCTCTGAAGGTAAGGCCCAAGCACTGGATCGGCGTGTACAGATTTATGCACCGCTAAATATGCTTCCGGCGTATCTGCCATTTTGTAGGCTTCGGGCAACAGTGCCAATTTGTCAGTCAGCAACTTAGTGCTTTTAATATCGCTTTCCGTACCCGCAGCTTTAGCTTCTTGTCGAGACTTAGCAAATGCAAAGCCTTTTTCAGGGCTAATTTTCATTACTTCTTGCAAGTATGTTGCAGACGCTGGGTCAAGACGGCGCAAAGCGTTGGTCTCTTCCATAGCCCGTTGAGCCTCTTGCATCTTCAGTTGGTTTAACTGATTTACTTGCTGGCCCTGCTCCAGTTGTTGCATCCTGCCGTATTGAACAAACGGATCAGGCGGCGGTTGGTACTGGTAACCCTGTGCAATAAGTGCGTTTAGATCAGCCATGATTAGCGTCCTTGATAGGTTCCATCGTAATAGTTTACGTCATAGCCAGGCATACTAATAGGGCCGCTTTGTGGCGTTTGATTGCGCTTTAAGAAGTCGTTAAAGTTCATCTGATTTTGATATGAACTTGCGGCTGTTTGAAGGCCACCCGCCAAAGTGTTTGCCGCGCCTAATTGACCTGCACCCATTGCATTGCCTGCGGCCATGTACGCTTGCCCAGCATTAGCGCCGTAGTTCCCCGCTGCCGTGCCTTGATTAGACGCCGCAGATTGGCCCGAAGCCATCAAGTTGCCCAAAGGCTGGAGTTGGTTTGTACGATTTGTTTGGTAACGGTTAAAGGCGTTTTGGTATTCTTGAGAACCCATATCTTGACCATAGCGAGTAGCGGCTTTTAAAGCCCCGCCGGAGATCAAACCGCCCCGAGCAGCCGCAGACCGCTCAAGTGCTTTCTGTCCTTCACCCAAACGAAATGCGTAACCTGGGTCTGCTTGGTAGTCGGCCATACTAAAGTCTCTACCGTACTTGCCGTACCCGGCAGCGCCAGCATTACCACCAAGACCTAGCAATTCCATTAAGCGATTTTGACTTGTAAGCCCAGCTTGGCGATAGGGCTCTTGCCCCGCCATCTGTTGGTCAAACATTTGCTTTTGAAGGTCAGCCGCACGATTAGCCGCAGCAGCTTGTGTATCGGCAGCCGATTTGGCTCCGCTAGAAGAGATTGCGCCACCAAGTAATGACGCGCCAGCCCCAATCATTGCTACTGTTATAAAACTCATATTGACACCTCAAGTGATTGATCTTTTATCTTATTGCCGATACCAAACATAGCGCGCGGGTCGTCCTCAACTAATTCGGATTCCACATCTTCCACCGTATCTGATTCAACCCGGTGAAATGTCATACATAGCGCGTCTGTTTCTGCGTAGACTGCTCGTTTTGTCCCAGGGTTGCTGCATATTACTTGCGGCCCTGTAATCAGCTTGACGCCTTCATCCGTAGTAACCGCAACCGTTCCAAAAACAACCATGTAAAAGTGTTCTTTTTTGTGGACTTTGCCAACTATTAAACACCCCGCCGGACGCCAAACTTGACGGCAGTACATACCGCCGTGGAACAAATGCTCAGTAGGCGCTTCGTACTGCTCATGTTTGGCAACTTCAATTTGCAACGCTTCAACCTTTTGGCGCATATCTATTTGCAGATCGTTCATCTGTTACTCCAGCAACAGCAATGGGGACAGCCGGAGCCATCCCCATGTTCATTACACTACGCCGATTTCGCCTTCGGCTTGGAACGTCAAAGACGTAGCCGCAGATGCGCCGCCGACCAAGAAGTCAGCGGTGTCAAGACGCAGCATTCCATACCAGTCAACAAAACTGTTGGCTGCAATAGAAGTACCCAGACCCATAAATTCGGTGCCTGCTACGTTGCCACCAGTAGCACCAATGTACAGCGAGAAAGTGACTGCGCCTGCGGTCTTGTTCACAATACGGATGTGGCGCACAATTAAGTACGATGCCGTATTAGTGCCCGCCAAACCTACACCGCCCGTAAGGGTGGGTGGGTTCATAATGTTGGTCGTAAGAGTGCTGCTCATGGCAACAGGGCCCATACGAATGATTTTATTAGATGCCATTTAAAACTCCTTTTACAATAACGCAAAGATTGATGATGAGTAACGGTAGCGTCATTACACTACTCAAGAAGCAGGTTGTTATTAGACGCAGCCTGCATAATAATCCAATTTGTGCCATCTGACACTAATGTTGCCCAATTTCCTACCACACCTAACAAGATTGCCGTACCAGCGGTAGTGCTGTCAATAGGCACAATGTTGCTAGTTGCCGAGTTGACTTCTTGGGCCTGCATATTCTTAACCGTAATATAGCGGCCTGTCCAACTTGAAGCCGCAGGAAACGTCAACGTCAAGGCCGTTGTTGGTTTATTGTTGATAATCCAAGTATCGGTGCCCGTGATTGTGTAGTTGGCCGTCTTGGTCAAGACCGTAGACAAGGGCACATAGTCCGTATTAGCCACCGCAGCCACAACAGTAGCGCCCGTGCCTTTTAAAATACCCACCGCCGTAATTGGCACCGCCGGACTGATAGCCATCATAGGTTCATCGGCTTCCGGTGCCTCAAGGTAAACGGCGGGGCCCGGAAGACCTTGGATGCCAGCCGCGCCTCTAGGACCGACAGGCCCTATGTCGCCGTCATCCCCTTGTTCGGCCTGCAAATAAACGGCGGGGCCAGTGCCACCTTGGGAGCCAGTTGCTCCAGTTGCTCCAGTTGCGCCTCTAGGACCGACAGGACCAATGTCACCGTCATCCCCTTGTTCGGCCTGCAAATAAACGGCGGGGCCAGTGCCACCTTGGGAGCCAGTTGCTCCAGTTTCTCCAGTTGCGCCTCTAGGACCGACAGGCCCTATGTCGCCGTCATCCCCTTGTTCGGCCTGCAAATAAACGGCGGGGCCAGTGCCACCTTGGGAACCAGTTGCGCCAGTTGCGCCTCTAGGACCGACAGGACCAATGTCACCGTCATCCCCTTGTTCGGCCTGCAAATAAACGGCGGGGCCAGTGCCACCTTGGGAGCCAGTTGCGCCAGTTGCGCCTCTAGGACCGACAGGACCAATGTCACCGTCATCCCCTTGTTCGGCCTGCAAATAAACGGCGGGGCCAGTGCCACCTTGGGAGCCAGTTGCTCCAGTTGCTCCAGTTGCGCCTCTAGGGCCCGGTATAGGCAAACCGTCTTCACCATCTTGCCCATCCAAAGCAACAGCAACGCCAGGTAAACCTTGGGCACCTGTAGCGCCTCGAAGCCCTGGCGGGCCAATATCGCCGGGTTCGCCTTGTTCCGCTTCTAAATAAACTGCGGGGCCAGTGCCACCTTGAGCGCCTGTCATCCCCGCATTTCCTTGCGGGCCAGGAATTGCCATAGGTTCATCAGCTTCTGGCGCTGCCAAATAAACAGCAGGGCCAGTTGCACCTTGGGCACCCGTAACGCCTACATCACCTCTTTGCCCTGGGATCGCCGTACTTTCCTCGGCTTCAGGTGCTTCAAGAAAAATAGCGGGGCCCATTGGCCCAGCCGGGCCTACAGCGCCTGCGTTAGGGCCCCATATAGGAGCGCCAGCCCCCGATGAAATAAGCACTTGGCCCGACGATCCTACTGAACTATACGCTTGCGCTGCTCCCGTACCATAAACAACGCTGCCAAGGGTGGGCGTTGCGGTGGTGTTAGTCCCCCCGTGGGCTATATTAAGCGTGCCAGACAGAACAACAGCGCCCGTAGTAGCCGTTGAAGGCGTAAGCCCTGTAGTTCCGCCAGACCAGCTTAAAACGCCGGTATTGGTAAGCGTAACGGTGCCAGAACCATCAGTAACAGATATGCCATCGCCAGTGCTTAAAGTGTTAAGCGTATAACCAGTTCCGTTGCCTATCAACAGTTGACCATTGGTTGGAATGTCGCCTAAACCTGTACCGCCCGAAATAACGGGGATAATTCCTGTGCCCGAACCAAGAGTGGTAAACAGGCTGTAAAACCAACGATACCATTCGCGGGAAATTGCACCCGTACGTTCGTCAATAATTGCCACCCGTGGGGGCGTAATATTGGTTTGGTTGCCCGTAGCCATGTTAAGCGTTGGTTGGGCTAAGTATCAATTCTGCGCCCATGATGGCTATCTTATTGGGGTCGGTACCGGATATTTCGTACACTCGGTCGCGCAGTTTCAAAGTCATGCCAAGCCGACGCCAAAAAGTTCGGTGACCGTATGCACCAATTTTGCCAACTGGCGACCAGTGTTCGTTGCTCCAAGTGTGACCGCCATCGTCTGACCAACGCAACATTACTTCAGGGTCGTAACCTGGCGAGGCTGGGTAAGATGTAGTCACCAACCCATAGCCGCTAATGTCAGTGTCTGACAATTCGTACTGCCCAAGGGGCTCAAAACCATCCCCTGCCTCAGTAGTTAAAATATCGCCTGATTGCGTAGCTAAGTAAGTTTGCACATACTCAGCAACAAGATTTAACCCTGCTTCAGTGTCGATATTTTCGTTGCCATCGTACCCCGGGTATAGGTTTAAACCTACGCCTGTTTCGCAATCTAATTGCAAGCTGTGATGCGCCGTGCGTTTAAGATTGTTTTGGCCGGTCGGCAGCGCCCGCCATGAACGTAGCCACTTTTGAATGCCGCCGTTGTCAGCGTACACATCCAAGTCAAACCGATAGACGTTGCCGTTTTCAAAGTCACCCACAAGGATGTTGCCGCCAAAGTTGCATTGGCAATTACTGCGGTGCCGCATAAAGTTGCCGCTATCAAAACCAGCGCGCTCATGCCAAACTTGGGTGGACACATCGTAAACCCAAGTGGCGTTGCCGGTGGGAAACGTCAGCACATAAAAGGCATGGCCTTCTTGCTGATAGGTGTACGCAATTGCGTCCGCAATGTTGCCGTATTGAGCGATGGCGTATTCAATGGCATGGGTAGAAACCCTAACGCCGGTATAACCATTGGCGCGGTAGACGATGCCCTGCCCACGAGCGTCTGTGCCCAGCCAAAACAGGCCATTGTCCAACTTGGCAATTGAGAACGCAGCCACACAGCCAATTTCGTTAAACGCGCCTTGGATGCGTTGCAATGGGAAGTCAGCAGCGCCTGAGTCATACCAAACTTCTACCGAGTCAGTGCCAAACACCCACAACTCACGATGGTCAGAAATAATGCCTACCACACCGTCAGGCGAACCTTCGGCGCTGGCAAAATCTAACGGGTCAATTGAAGTTCCATCCAGCAATTGGGTTACCCAAATAAACTGACTATTAGGTTGGTTAAAAACAAAGTACCCATCCAAATAAGTAACCGTTACCGCGCCAGCAAAGTCAGGGTCGGTAATTTTTCCAAACGCGCCCGTTACTTCGTTATATATGTAACCATCAGGGTTAGTTGCGAAAAATATTTGCGTGCCGTTGTCCGCAATGGACACGGGGCCGGTGCTGGTAGTAAGCGTGCCTAACAACTGCGGCGTGGCAGTAAGGCCGGTTAGTTTGTAAACGCCGTTGCCGGAAACAACATAGAAGT